GTCAGGCGCATGCCGGAAGAACATGCAGGAGGAAAGTGGTTGCTTCGCTATCAAAGTGCTTCCGGCCAGAACGGTAACCTTGAAGTGGATATTAATTTCATGTATCGCGTACCATTGTGGCGGGTTGCAACCATGGACTCCCACCCGCTGGGGACTTGGCAGGTCACTGATATTCAGGTGATGGATATTCATGAACTCGCAGCAGGGAAACTCACGGCATTGTTGTCACGGCGCAAGGCGAGAGATCTGTTCGACAGTCATCGAATTCTCCACATGGACGGTCTCAACTTTGAACGGCTCCGAATCGCTTTCGTCGTCTACGGCGCGATGAACCGGAAGGACTGGCGTACGGTTTCGATCGGAGATGTGGATTTCGACGTTGCGGAATTGGCAAGCCAACTTATTCCTATGCTCCGCCCCGGTGCGATACAGGAAACCCAGGGCGCTGGGAATTATGGAAAGATGCTCGTGGACGAATGCCGGCAGACGTTGTCTGCGGTATTGCCTTTCAATAGTGCTGAGCGGCAATTCCTGGATTTACTGCTCGATAAGACCGCCGATGAAACCCTCCAAAAATGTATCCAGCAGCAGCCACTTCTCGAATGGAAAGCTCTCAATGTCCGGCAATACAAGGGGTTGTCCTAGTGGGTCAACTTTTTTCAGTTGGTGGAGGCGGCGGGAGTCGAACCCGTGCGCATCCGCTACCTACCTACGTTCACGCCTACCATTTACAACTTCTTTACAACCTAAACAACAATTAAACTAACGATACGGGAAGGCTTCGGGTCCTTCCCGGGGGTTGGCTCTTAACGGTTTCGCCCAGCGCGAGTTTTCAGTGCATTTCAATTTTTTTTTCAAGGGGGAAATAGGGAAATGACAAAATCAGTCAAAAACAGGCTAAAAGCGGTGCAATTCCTTGTTGAGCGTGGTTTTAAAGTCCAGAAAACCAAGATATACCGGGATTGTAAATCAGGCTTGTTGCGTGTCCAACCTGACGGCAGCATTTTGGAATCCGACTTGATCAGCTATGCCACAACACTTCAGAAACCCGGAGAACTGGCCGAAACCCCTGCTGGTGTCCTTTTAAGGCAAAAGCTGGAAAACGAGGTCAAGAAACTCAAGGAGCAGGTCCGGCAGATCAAGTTTAAGAACGAGATCAGCCGGGGCCAGTACGTTGAAAAGACTGCGGTCGAACAGCGGCAGGCTATTCTTGCCGGCGTTTTGAAGGTCGGGCTTTCCCGGATGTTTGAAGCGTACGGGCGCGAATCGATAGAGCTCACAGGCGGAGATCTGGCAAAAACGCGACCTTTTGTCAATTTCTGGATAGAAAAAACAGCCGATTTATTGGACGAGTTTGCGCGTTTAGACGAAATAACGGTGGAATTCGTTGAATAACGCTACTATATTGTTGTTTTTCGCAGCTTAATATGTTATGAATCAACAGGATTCGAAGGAGGGAAATATGGACCAGGGCGCACACATTGATCAGCAAGAGGGCATAAAAGCCGCCTACGAGGCCAGGTATAGCCAAAACTTGGGGAATATCGCGCAGGACGTGGGCATGGCGATTGCCGAAGGTGATTTTTTGGGTGTTGTTTTTCTGACCGAGGCCCTTGAGCTTCTCTTGCTCAAGGCGGCCGAGTTGCTGCGCGAGAAAGCCAGGGAAGTTCCGCCTTCGCCTTTAAATTGAAATAAACCGGCCTGCTCCTGGCGGGAGCGGGTCTTGCCCTCCCTGACCGGGATCCGGCAACAAAAACGGCTGCCGCTGAGCGGCCTACACGAGCAAGAAAGCGGAGAAAACATGGACGAAAACGAAGTTTTTTATCGTACCGCAACGATCCAGCGAAGTGGTGTTTCCGAAAAAAAGCGCACCGTTGAGTTGAGCTTTTCAAGCGAAAAACCCTACGAGCGTTATTTCGGACTGGAAATTTTGGACCATAGCCAGGGAGCTGTTGTTTTGGACCGACTGCAAAACGGCGGACCCCTGCTTGTGGACCATGACACGCGGGACCATGTTGGCATCATCGAGGAAGTCTCTATCGGAAGTGACCGCAAGGGCCGGGCACTTGTGCGCTTCGGGAAAGCGCAACGAGCTGATGAGATTTTCACCGACGTGGTGGACGGTATCCGGCAAAACGTATCTGTCGGCTACCGTATCCACGAAATGCAGCAGGTTGAAGATTCAGACGTTCCCACTTTTAGGGCTACTAAATGGGAGCCGTTAGAAATCAGCCTCGTATCGGTCCCGGCTGACGCCTCGGTTGGCGTTGGCAGATCCTATCAAAAAAATGAAAAGGAATTTAAAATGACTGAACCAAATAAAAATAGCAAAGAGCAGAAACGAATAAATGAAATAACCGCCTATGGCGAGCATTTCCATTGCGAAAAGGACGCGCAGCAGGCCATTTTGACTGGCCAGCCCCTGGATGAATTCCGGTCAATGATCTTGAACCGCATAAAATCCGCGGTCAAGCCGATTGAAACCGGCAATGCCGCCGACCTGGGCTTGACCGATAAAGAGGTTAGGCGCTTTTCCATCCTCCGGGCCCTAAATGCCCAGGCGAACCCGCAAAGTCGGGAAGCCCAAGAAGCGGCGGCCTTCGAGTTTGAAGCCAGCGCGGCCTATTCCCAGAAAATCGGGAAGACCCCCAGGGGTGTTATGATCCCGCCCGATGTCCTCAAGCGCGATTTGACCGCTGGCACCAATACCGCCGGCGGCTATACTGTCGGCACCGACCTTCTGGCCGACAACTTTATCGAGCTTTTGAGAAATCGGTCCGTGGTGATGCAAGCCGGTGCAACCGTGCTTTCCGGCTTGCAGGGTGATGTCGCCATTCCAAAAATGACCGACAGCGCGACCGCCTACTGGATTGTGGAAAATGCCGCACCTACTGAGTCACAGCAGACTTTCGGGCAGTTGGCGCTTTCACCTCACTCCGTGGCCGCCTATACGGACCTGAGCCGCCGGCTGTTGATTCAATCGAGCCCCAGCATGGAGCAGCTCGTTAAATCCGATTTGGCAAACATCCTGGCAACCGCCGTTGACCTGGCGGCCCTGCATGGATCCGGGGCCGGCGCCGAGCCTACGGGCATTGCCTCAACTTCCGGCATCGGATCAGTCGCAGGTGGAACGAACGGCCTGGCACCGGTTTATTCGCACATACTATCCCTGGAAACGGAGATTGCACAGGATAACGCCGACACCGGAAACCTCGCCTATGTTACCAATTCCAAGGTCCGGGGCAAGCTCAAGCAGGCTTTCACCAATTCGACTTACGGTGAAATTCCCTTATGGACCGCCGGTAATGACGGTGAAGGCCGGCTGAACGGCTACCGGGCTTTCTCCACCAACCAGGTTTCGAGCACGCTGACCAAGGGCAGCAGCTCCGGAGTATGCAGCGCTATTTTCTTCGGAAACTGGGCTGACCTGATTATCGGCACCTGGAGCGGCATCGACATCCTGGCCGATCCTTATTCGCTGTCAACTACCGGCGCTCTGCGGATCACGGCATTTTATGATATTGACCTGGGCTGCCGGCACCCAGAATCTTTTTCCGCGATGCTAGACTGTCTGACCGCGTAACGAAAAATCGGTGGAGGTTTCAATCAGCTAGCGCGGGAGTCCACCGTGGGGCACTTCCCGGGTGTCCTTAACTCCTCCCGCGCTGGTAACCATGGATGGCGCGCGATAAAAAAGCGGGTGAACTCCCTGGCCGGCATCGCGCGTCCTGAGCCGGTGCGAGCCCGGTGGATAGCCAGCGGACCGGGCCGCCGACCCTTTTTTAATATGCGAAATACGCTCTGTCCGAAATATAGCAGGTGTTTAAACGCAACTATCCGAGAAAATGCTACTGGCTTTGATTGCGCGGGCTGTAAATACGAGCGGCGCAAGGTAGTTCCACAAACTGATCTGATCGGAGAATGGCTTTTGCTCTGGGCACTTTTTAAACCTGATCTTTATCACCGACTGCGAGAAATGCAATCCCATGGACATGCTATTTAAAATCCGCCATATTCTGCTTGAGTTATTATTCGAGCTTTCCGGGGTCCCGAAGCCAAACCAGCGGGAAATCGCTCTGGACATGGCTTGCCGGGAGATTGCGAAGCTACTAAAGGAGTCAAAAAATGGCCCATAAACTCCAAATAATACTTGCCGCCAAGGATGTTACAGGCCCGGCGTTTAAGAGATCCCATGTGCATATCGGCGCTATCGGCGCGCTGGCCGTATCTGGAAACGCGGTCCGGCTGGACGGTTGACGGCACCGAGTATAAAGTCAGGATCGACGTGGACGCGAAAGCGATTGATTGGCGCGGCTTGTATTTCAACGCCGGTGAATAAAGGTTTCCGGCGGTTTTGGGGCCTCCGACCCTGATTTTCCGCCGGTTATGGCCGCCCTGCCCCCCGGCGGGGCGGCCTAATTAACTTGACAAAGAAGGGGATTTTAATCCTTGCTATCGAATCAACAATGTTGATGAGTTATGATATTTGTTATAGCCTCTGATCGGGGGTGAACCGATGGAAGGCTATAGAAAATCAGCGCATGCGGTGTACCGATGCGAATATCATTTTGTATGGGTTCCAAAATACCGGTACCACATTTTGGTCAAGGAGGTGAAACCTCGACTAAAAGACATATTGACAGAACTGTGCGAATGGCTTGATATCACGATAATAGAAGGTGCCATTTGTTCAGATCATGTCCACATGTATGTTTCGGTACCACCCAAGCATTCACCATCGCAAGTGATGAAGGTGCTCAAGGGTAAAAGCGCCGAATATCTTCGTAAACAGTTTGCCGAACAGCGCAAACAATACTGGGGAATGCACATTTGGGCGCGAGGATATTTTGTCAGCACAGTCGGCATCGACCGAGACGTAATTAGAACCTATGTCAAAAAGCAAGTAGAATCGCAGGTTCGAGAAGAACAGATGCGAATCTGGAAAGACGACAGCGGATGACATTGTCAGGAGTTGGCGTCCTTAAAAAGCCACCGACAAGGTCGGTGGTAGTTTACTTACATTCGTTTTGCTGTAAACTGATAATCGGGAGTGCCCCCGTTATGGCTTTTTCTGTTTATAGAAGCAAAATATTTTTGTGCATGGAAGCCGGTATCCGCAAGGACCGGAAAGGCTTGTTATCAGGCCTTCAGCCTTCCATGCGCTTTTTTTTTGCAGAAAGTGAACAGCCGTGATACCAAAAATATTTGGAACAGTCGGATTATTTTTCGATATTATTGGAGCCTTTCTTGTGGCAATTGAAGTTGTGAAAGTATATCGAGGCTCATTAACAAGAGGAATATTGAACGATACGTGGGCGGACAGCTCAAAACCGGCCCCCGAGTATGTACAGTTTGAAAAGCAAAAACACAGATGGATGAAAGCCGGTTTAATTTTTCTTGTTTCCGGCTTTATTATGCAAATAATAGCAATTTGGATAAAATGACGTAAGGTTTCAATTAACTTGGCAAAGGGGCGACATCATGGAAGCAATGATTGAGGTTATCGCGGTTTCAGTGGTCAGAAATGGGTAGCGATCATATTTGCAATTATTCTTGTGGTGCTTTTATTATTTCCCCCTTACTTATTTAATATCCAAGAACAACTAGACATGCTCAACCATAAACACCTTGAGTTACATAATCCACAGGAAGAAATTGTCTAAATCTTTATGGCCTCCTTAGTAACATCGACGGCCTGAGAGCGCCATAGACGGACGATCGGACATAGCCGAGTACTAAGGTCTGCAAGAAATTGCGGGCCTTTTTTATTTTTCGCTTGACATTTAAACATTTATGTTTAATAATTTGATTATGGACAAGACTTATCGCCTAAACGAACTTTGCGAAACACTAAATATCAAGCCCGGCAGGATCCAGAATTGGTTGCTGGCCGGCTGGATCACGCCGTCTGTCCAGGTGGCTGCCGGATCCGGTAGCCGTAATATTTTTTCCTATGACGATCTGTTGCGGGTTGAAATGCTAAGGACCATGATTGAAATGGGCATCCCGCGCAAGTACGCCGGAGAAGTGATAGCGTGGGCGCAGACTAATAAGGTCAAGCGCAGCCTGGACAAGTTCGCATGGTTCGCAAAAACCCCGAACACATTTTTTGAGGTCTATATACTACCGGATGGCAAAGTGATCGGCACCTTGATGTCTAAGGCGAGTGATTTTTGGGAAAAACGAAAAAAATTCAACCCGGTGATTGTCTATTCTATCAATCTGAATTTTGTTATTGAAAAAGTCGCGCAGGCAGTAAAAGGAAAATAGGTCCGTCTTTTTTTTGGGATTTTAAATCATCATAATTAGTGCTTTGAAATATTTAAAGGAGTCAAGAAAATGAATGCAACAAATTTAAAAGTCGAAATTGCAAAGAAGGGGATGCTTGTCAAAGATGTTGCGGAGATGGCCGGCGTTAATATCACCTACGTGTCCATGGCCTGCAATGGCAGAATCAAATTGACTACCGCGCATCAGCTGGCGATTGCCAACGTCCTGGAAAAGTCGGTCAAGGAGCTTTTCGCTGATGTCAGATAAGCAAGAAGAATACGAAAAAAAAGTTACCCCAGTTTTGGGACAATCACCGACAGAAAGCCATATCAAAAAAGCAATAACGGTTTACTACGATGAACAGCGCAATAATTGGGATGAAGCAATCACCAGGGAGTTAAAACGGCTGGGATTGAAGCCGGGGCAATGCACCGTGATTGCGCTACCAAAAGAAGATGAATTATTCAACACAGCAAATAAAAGCAGTCAACCTGTCTGAAGTCGTATCGGCTGCAGGCGTCGAACTGACCCGGCGGGCCGGTCGGTATGTCGGCTTGTGCCCGTTTCATACGGAGAAAACGCCGTCCTTTATCGTTTTTACAGACAATCACTATAAGTGCTTCGGTTGCGGTGAACACGGCGATTCCGTTGACTTCATCCGCCGGCTGCACGGCTGCAACTTCCCGGAAGCCTTGCGCTACCTGGGCATCGAGGGAAAACCGCCCTCAAAAGCGGAACTGCGAGTTATTAAGCAGAAGGCAACCAGGACGCGGCAGCGGGTGGAACGTGAACGGGAACTGGCCTTTACCATGGGAACGTTAATCCGCCAGATTAACAAGGCAGCAGAGGCATTGACACCCGAAAATTTTGAAGAGTTTTGCGAAATCCTGGACCCGTTGGCCTGGTATGAGTGGGGCCATGACGTGCTTTGCTATGGCAACAGGGCGCAAAGAGCTATCGTGCTGTGGTCATTCAAGGGGTTTCCGGCGATTGAGCGCAACACCCTATTTGATCCGAAATTCGATTTTGTGAAGTGGTTACGAAATTTTACAAAAGGAGCACCACCGAATGAACAAAAAACCGCCACCGCCGCTGTCTGAAGGCTATTCAGCCTGGGAGGTCATCGACATGCAGTTTGAGGATCCTAAATGGGCGATACCAAATATTTTACCGGAGGGGTTGAACATCCTGGCCGGCAAGCCGAAGTCCGGAAAATCTTTTTTTGCCCTGAATATCGCGCTTGCCATTGCCAATGGCGGCATGGCGCTGGGCAATATCAAGGTGGAAAAGGGGACCGTCATCTACCTGGCACTTGAGGATACACTTCGCAGGTTGCAGGGGCGAATCCTTACCATGATAAAACATGAGGGATCGGCACCGAAAAACCTTTATTTGTATACCCATTTCCCGCGCATGGATCAGGGCGGGCTCGAGTACCTGAAAGAACGCGTTGAGCTTTATCCTGACACCCGCCTGCTAATTATCGACACCCTGGCCAAGATCCGGCCGCCTGTGAAGGGGAAAAACCCCTACGATGAGGATTACCAGACTATTTCCGAATTAAAGCGCCTGTCTGATGCCTGCGGCATTTCCCTGTTGATGATCCACCACCTGAGAAAAACAGAATCAGAAAACCGCTTTGACGACATTTCCGGCACTTTCGGTATTACCGGGGCAGCTGACGGCCTGCTGCTGCTAATTCGCAATATGGGCGAAGCTACGGCCGAGCTGCACGTAACAGGCCGGGACGTGGAGTCAACCAGCTACGCGCTCAAGTTTCACAATGACCTGCTATCCTGGAACCTACTGGGCAACACTGAGGAACAAAAATCGACGGACAAAAAACAACAGATATTTGACGCAATAAAGGCAAGCAAGGAGCCAATATCACCAAAGCAAATGGCCAAGAAAACAGGGCTATATGCTGGCTACGTCACGCGCATGCTGCCGTATCTTTTAAAAGAAGGCTGCATCGAAAAGGTGGGACGTGGCTTTTATACCTACCGGGATGAAATCATATGAAAACTATACCTCTTATATATCGTTGTAGTTCTTGTAGTTTTGTAGTTTTGAAAACTACAAGGGGCATACCAAAACTACAAGGGGTGGAAAATGTGTAGTTTTCGATTAGCCATAGAGGGACAAGGGTTCACAGGAAAAAATAAATTGAAAACTACAAGAACTACAAAGCCCTCATAAAGACAAAAAAGGTGTGCCCGGTTTCGAGGTGGTGCTCGACCGGGCGGGGACGTTGGTGGGTAAAATAAAACATTGAAAATGAACCTGAAATCATACATAGTCAGTTCAAAGCCTATCGAGGGGGGGCTATGTATGCGTGGGCAAATCTATCCATATCGCAATGGTTTCATGGTTCGTTTTGGCAGGGGCATTTCAAAGTGGTTTAAAACCCGGGAGCAGGCAGAACGGATGCTGACCGGGCTACGCTTTGCAGTGGACCAGGGGACGTTCGATCCCCGCGATTACGCAGCGGATCGGCCGCTGTCCTTCGAAAACCTGGCTGAAGCCTACCTGGAGCACAAAGAGCAGATCATAAAGCCAAAGAGCTACGCCAACCTGGAAAACTACCTGGCGCGCGCTATGAAGGCCTGGGGCGGTGCCAATATCAAAGCTATCGGCTACGCTGAGATCGAGGACTTTCTATTCAGCCAGAACGTCAGCGACAAGACAAAAGCGAACATTCGTTCATGTTTGCATGACTTCTGGACCTGGTTACGAAAGCGCCGGATCATCACCCTGGCACAGTTCCCGGAGTTTCCCGAGGTCAAGTATGAGCTGGGCTATCGCAATATCATTGAGATAGACACCCAGCAAGCTATCATTGCCGAGGTAAAGCGCATCACCCGGGACGTGAACCCTAAAATCTGGCTGGGCATCAGGTGGCTATCCATCTACATTGCGCTACGTCCTGGCGAGCTAATAGGCATCCAGGAAAAGCATATAAACAGGGATGGCGTGATCATTGTACCGCATACGAAAGACGGAAAGCCGAAAACAATATTCCTACTGGACGATGATATTGAGCTGCTGAACGCAATGCCCCGTGGTCTGCCGGACCTATTCTTTTTCCGGCATCCTGCTGGTATATCCGGCTGCAAGGCCGGCCAGAAGTTCGGCAACCGCTACCTGTATAAATATTGGATGAAGGCCTGTAATAACCTGGGGATCCAGGGTGTTGATATGTACGGTGGCACCAGGCATAGCACAGCCAGCGCGCTGTCAAGCGTCCTGAGCCCGGATGAAATCAAGATACACGGCACCCAGCATAGCACGAACAAAGCGTTTGAAAGATACTTCCAGCGCAAGGCCAGGGACAGCCTGAAGGTATCAAGCGCGGTCACAGTGTTACAACAAGTTTACAACCAAAAGGACAATGACAAGGGCGGTAAGGTGTTGAAATT